TTTAAAAATACAATCTTCTTCTGAAGAAGCATCGAGACAAAAATTAGTTAATTCAATCGGTTGATTAAAACTTAATAATGCAAGGCAATTTAAATCAGATTCACTTAAAGATATTTTATTGATATAAGAATGCGTAAGGATTTGAAATTTAACAATATCCCATTTAGGCATTTTAACTTTTTTTTGAACTTGATTTACAATTGCCATTAGCCTCTCTTTAATTTTTTAATACTAGAAACAGTTTTTTCTGTGGATGCATCAGATTCATTTTCATCATTTTCTGATGGTTGTGTAGCAGCTATCATTGTTGCATATTGCAATTGCATTGTAGCTCGCTTATATCTTGCTTCTTCAACTTCAGTAAGCAGTTTTTCATACTTAGCCTGTGCCTCTAAAAAAGCAATTGAATTTTCATAAAATTCTTTCATTTCTTCTCTTCTAGCCTCTAATTGTTCAGCAGTCATTTCCATTTCTGGTTGTTGGTTTAATGTTTCCATAAGATATTAATTTAATTAGTTTATACAAATATATATAAAATAAGTTTAAACCAAACAAATTTAAAAAAAAAATCCAGGCATACTAAATACCTGGATTTACTTATTTAGAGAAGTTTAAATAAATTATCTATTTTTAATTGTAAAATTTAATACAGTTAGTAAATAAAAATTTCTAGATATATCTATTTCAAATGATAAGATATCTAATGAGGATAATCTAATTCTAATCATTATTTTATCCCATTGCTTATTAGCAGATTTCCAAGAGTTTCTAAATTTCATATCATAGGTTTTTTAACATTTCTATTACTTTAGGATCCGGATACATATCACTTTTATCCTTTCTTACAGAGTTGTGAGTATAAATTCCCGGAGTTCCTTTGAAGGCTTCTTTATCAATGGCCCAGATTTCTGGTCTATAAGTTTTAGGAATATTATATTTCTCGCACAAATATTCTACTAATTGTCTTAAAGATTCTATTTGAGCATCTGAATATTTGTACCAATATTTGGTACCTTTAAATGGTGTTTCTAATGTTGTAACATTTTCAGGTTTAACTACGCCATTTACATAGTTATAGTATTTTCCATTTTTAAGTTTAAGTGGTCCCCAGTTGCAAACTTCAATACCTACAGAAAGTTTATTTAAGTTCTGATAACCAACTTTATTTTTAGCAAAATCTTCTGCATCAATACCTAGATGCCATGCCCAGTGCTTAGAACTGAAACATTGTACTATATCTCCATTTTCACCAATAACGAATGCAGTTGCTATTCTTGTATCATTACTATTCCAGAACCTTGATACGGCTACTGCATTGCCTCCACCTGCTGTATGATGTAGGTAGATTTGTGTCTTTTTAGATTCTTCAGCAAAAAACTGATCTGAGTCTAATCTTGCTTGTATTATTTTGCTAATATCTAATTTCATTTATTATTGGTTTTTTGTTTCTTTATAAAAGTCAGAAGCTTCTTTTAATCCTGTTTTTATTTTCTTAACTGTTTCACATGTCTTTTTAAGTACATTATTTCCTGTAATATCAAACCAGTTTTCATTAATTGATGCTAATTCAATTATTGCAAATATACCTAATAAAATATTTGTAAAAACTGCTGGTGTAGGAATAACAAAAGAAAAGTTAAAGAATTGAAGTACACTATTAGCAAAAGGTGTTAATGCATAATAGTCTAAAGGAAATACTGCCCCGGCAGTTACATAGTATCCAAGAGCTTTGTAAACATATCCTTGTCTAAGGATTCTTGATTTAAAAACTTCTCTATATTTTCTATTAGATTGCTTAGCTATTTTTCTTAATGATATAAGTTTAACTATTGTATCAATAAAAATAATAAACATTAATATTATTGCCATTAGTTCAACTGGAGCAAAAAAAGAAGAAATAGTTAAGGTCCAAATTGCTATTTTTGTTTTCATGTTATTGTTAATTTACTTTTCAGAGCTCGGTATAATATATATAATATAAGTATTATTAGCCAAATGCCTCCGACCCAAGCTAAGAAATTTATCCACCCAGGAACATATTTTATTTTTTGAGGCTTTAGTGTTTTTGTTACAAGTTTGGTTTTGTAAATTGTATTGCCTTTAATTGTCTTATATACAGTATCTACACGGGCAATTACTTTGTACTTATTATCTCTTACTTTTGATTGTAGTTTAATAATAGTGCCATCTTTCTCAGCAAGTCTAGAAGCATATACATTACCTAATGAATCACAAAATAATGTGTCTTCTATATATACAGTTTCTCCGGGGATATTTATTGTAGTATCTCTATATTGTATAATAGTAGTTGTACTATCTTTTTGAGTACATAACGGACAGTACTTTGCCAATCTTTTTTCTATAGAGCAAGAAACAAAACTTAAAACTACCAAAAAAAATATAAGTACTTTTTTCATAACTTTAATAAACTTTGTGTAACACACCTAATTCAGAGTAAATTGAATTTGCAGGATCTAGTGTTAACCATTCTCCTATAACATCTAATGTATTACTAGAAGTTGTATCAAAAAAAGTATTTTGAACTAAACTAAAATCTACACCTTCAAATACATTCGAAGAATTTTTAATGTAAGAGAAATTTCCTGTTGAAACTATTTCTGCTGTTCCTGCTCCTCCTAGTTGTCTAATTGTAAATGTAATGTTTAATAACCAATGTTGATTTGTACATTGAGGCATGTTCATGATGCCTGTATCAGCTAAAGGTACACCTAAGTTTGTAGTTATTTTAATTCTCAAATCTTCATTATTTGCACAACTAAGATGACCTCCCATTTTTAAAGAAAAAGAATCTCCAACTACAAATCCATTTGCAGGAACAGTTAATGTTCCCACGCCTGAACCAAATAAACTTCCTGATGGAGTAGTACTATCAATAATAATACTATTGCTTGTTTGGGAATACAACCCTTTATTAGGATTAATATTAGATAGTGTAATTAATGTACTCATAATATTAATTTACCCAAGTTATTAAGAATGTTGTGCCTGTTGCATCATAAGCAATACCATTTAAAGTATTATTTAATTCAGCACTAAAATTAACTGTTGCTCCAGCAGGTAAATTTTGACCACCTACAGTACCTACAGCTGCTCCAACATTTGCTATTGAAAAACTATATACACCATTTGGTGTAGAACCTGGACCAATATCACTTAAAATATTTGGAGTTCTTACTTCAGGAGTTAATGTTGTAACAGCATCACATATACATTGCAATCCTTCAAGAACTTTTAATTGCCAAGGAAAATTATTTCCTTTATTTCCGTAGTCTTTTAAATTCCCTATTGACATAATATAATTTTATTGAGGATTAATAATCATAAAATGTACTCTTGCAATACCATTTAATGCAGCTGTTGCATGTGTATTAGTAATGATAATTTTAGTAACGCCTGCACTCACATCTGTTCTTAAAACAGGATCTCCGTTAGTACCTTTATATTCTAATGAAACTAATAGTATTGAATTAGTATCAAGTAGATCATTATAAAACTGAAAAGTATTTGCAACTCCAGCGGCAGTTGTAAGAGAAACTGTTTGTATAATACCAGAATTAGCATTGAGGGTAACTTGAGTTCCTGGAGTAGTAGTTTGAGTTACAGTACCAGTATTATACAATGATTGTAGTGGTGCTGCATTTACTGCCATTGGTAACCATGCATCATCTCTACCTGGATCTTTAGAACCAATTGCTAAAAGATTAGGTACATCAGTTGGTAAAGTAGTTCTATAGTTACCAGCTTTAATCCACGAAATAAAATTTAAAATATCCATGATGTTTTGTTTTATATATTATTATGATTTACTAATTATTTAAATTCTTACAACTGATAAAAATCTAGACCCAATTGTTGTTGTACCAACTGAGCCTTCTATAGTAACAACTACATGGGTATTTTGAGACCAGTTTATAGCTGTAGATGTAACTTGCATTCCATTATCAAAAATACCAGAATTATGTGTTGCACCACTATTGCTGCCAATACCGCTATCTGAAAATCCTGTTTCTGGAAGTGCTCCATTATTTAAAAATACTCCAGTGCTGCCACTAAAAAAAATATCTTTTTCAATTTTTACAGCTCTTTGGCTTGACCCAGTTATTGAAGTATCTGTACTTGCAATAAGTGTTCCACCAACAGGGTTATAGATACCAAATAAGGTTTGAGTAGTATTTGTTATGTAGACTTTTGTTTTATATGTTGTTGCTCCAGCAAATTTTTGTAATACTGCTTTTATTGTTAAAATTGGATTTGTACTATTACTAAAAGTATTACCGGGAATTGTAGACTGCATTAAAACCCATTCTGTTCCTCCAGATAAAGTAAATGCTCCAGAAGGAACAGTACTAAAACTTGTTGCAGAACTACCCGCAGGACCTTGAATTCCTTGCGGACCTTGCGGACCTGTAGCACCTTGAGCAGCAAGTAACGCCCAATTTGTTGTATCTAATGCTGGATTAGTAGGAAATGGTCCTACTGGATTAATACAAAAATATGATGCTCCACCAAAACCTACAGCATCATCAACTACATATGTTCCTAATGCAGACCAAGCACCTTGCCAGTTTAATCCTGCTGGTCCTACTGGTCCTGGAACACCTTGAGGTCCAATTGGTCCTTGTGCACCAGCTGGTATATTTGCTGCAACTTGTGTTGTAAAATTTTGTACAGAAATTGCACCTGTTAAATATTCATCATCTCTTCTATCATCTTGAAGAGCTACAGGGAGTAATGTTTTATTAGGGTCAACAGAGTTAACTACTCTACGTCCTTTAATCCAAGAGATAAAATTTAAAATGTCCATTTCTAAATAATTACATACATTATATCTATAATATAATAAAAATTATTTAGATAACAAAGAATCATAAATAAAAATCCCCAGCTATGCAACTGGGGATTAGCCTGTGTTTGTATTAACCTTGGAGAGAAGAGATACAGGCTATAGTAGTAGGCCAATAAATATACTTAACCCTATAATTATAAATATACAAATATTTGCAAGTTGAATTTCAGATTTATTTATTTCATATCTTTCAGTAACATTGCTATATACTGGTTTATAAAGTATATATGCAATACACCATAGTAATATGATTGCCAAACTAAGTATAAAAATTGTCATAATTTTCATTATTTTATTTTCAAAAGTTTTTCAATCATTAATTGTGCTCGGGCAATGTCACCTATAGTTTGATCAAATAATAAACTTTTTATAGGAGTTTTATTTAGATTATAGTTATCTTTTATAATCTCTGCCATTTTAGAAAACATTTTTCTAATTTCAATAATTTCTTCAGACTCATTAATTTCTTCTGAATCTAGTCCTACTAAAATATCCCCAAAAGAATAAATTTTAATTTCATTAAATCCTAATTCTTGTTCCATGATTAAATAATTTTTTATAAAGATAATAAAAAATTTTATTTACCCTGACCCCTATATAATTTTTTATAATTTTTACTAGACTTTAAATTACTAGTTTTAGATTTAGCATGCACTCCTGGGCGGGATACTTTAGGTACTTCTAGTTTTGTAGTAGTTTCTTTTATTTTTGCCATGATATAAATAATTAAGTACTATTAATATACTAAATTATTTATTATCATAAAACATTCTGTCAGAATCTTCTGTATGCCATTTATCAAAACTTTCGCAATTATAGTAATCTGTATTAACCAAATAGTCAGGTTTTTCAGGGAATGGCTTAGTAACAAAGCTAGGCTCTGACCATTTGATTCTATTATTTGGTTGTAAAGCTATCTGCCCATTATCAAGTAAAATAATGTGGTGGCTTTTATGTTCTAATGGATCTTCAGCTAAAGACAAATCTGTGTTAGGGTCATTAGCTCCCCAGTTGATTGTAGCATAGTAACTACCTGAGTAGAACTTGTGGTCTTTCATGTATACCTCTACTCGTGTATCATACAAATATGATAAGTGAATCAAAGTAAAGTTATATGAAAAACAATTCCATATCTGGAGAAAGTGAAAAGGCAAATCAACCTCTGGTAGCTTTGGCTCTGTCAGTAGGGCATGTGATGGTAACTTATCTCGTAGCACGCCATTGTCTAACAATACTTGGAACAATGCAGCTTGTCCCGGCATACATCTTACTGATATTACTACCCCCGGGGTAAATTCCCCATGACCTTTCTGATGTTGGTACATATACTCATTCCTAACAAATACTTTGAGAGGAAAGAAGTTATGTTCTATATAGGCCATTATTTTTTAAAGAAGTTTTTCTTAGGTTGTTCTTTAGCACTAAAACCAAGCTTGTCCATTATTTTATTAGCTTCTTCTTCTGCAAATGTAATCACTTCTTCTTCCTTATCTTCAATCTTCCAATTTGCTAGAAGTATCCCCATGTGGATAGTCTCATGCATAATAGATGTTGCTTTCTTCGTGTCACTTAAATTTTTAAAGTGAGTAAGATTTAAAAATAGGAAAGGTTTGTGCGGGGCTTTTGCTGTGAGTTTTTTATCTTCAGGGTCATAGTTTACCCAACCCTGTATATATTTACCATTACCAACTGTCTTATCTACTTCTTCAGCTTGGGCATCTTTGCGGTTTAATCCATGCATTTCTGGTACATCATAATAATCAAAAATTTGGGTAGCATTAGTCCCTAACAATAAGACATATTTACCCATGTCAATCTTTTTCATACTACAATATAATAATTATTTTTGAGACTCTCTAACTATCACAGTATGTGATACCTCTTGTCCTTGTTTCCAGCCTTTGATCAAGTACTTCCCCGGGGGCATATGCAAGTACTCCTCTCCTAATGTAGGGATAGTATCAGTATATCCAACCACTTGAATATACTCATAGCCCCGGATGCTATATGCATCACACTCCTGAGTACTCTTACACCCAGAGAGAAGATAACCAATAGCAATACCTGCTAGTATATGCAGTATATAGAGATAAACAGTCTTTCTTTTCATAATGCAAAGATATAAAAATTATTTTTTAAAAAAATTTTGGCAGTAGAACTTTTATATTTAGTAGGATGTTGGTGGTCCCCTATGAAGCCACCCCCCCACCAGCCAGCCGCACTG